TTTGTAGTTATTGATGGAGTTTATTTGGTAGCTACAAGCGATTCAAAAAAAGCTGCTTGGGAACAATCACATGCATTGTTTTATGGATTGAAAAACCTAGCAACTGCAACAAATACTCCAATCATGGTATCAACACAGGCTACCCGGGATGCTTCTAATATGTTTACTCCCCCAAGGGCGGACCAAGTGGCTTTTGGAGATGCTTTGATAAGGGCTGCTGACGTAGCAATAGCTATGTGTGCTGTAGCGAAAGATTCAGCGGATGCTTCATCGCTAATGCAAAAGCAGGTCGACACCAAAAGACTAGTGCAATTCCAAAAATATCGGGATGGTGAATTGCCGAGAGATACAACCTATATGGAGTGGTCAGTCAACAATGGTGNGATACATGAAATACCCGATTACGATGGGGGAGGAGACTTTTAAACAGGAGGTTTAATATGGGAATTTTCGATTGGCTTGGTGGAAGTGAAGATGATAGTCATATCATTGTAAAATCTACTAGAAGCAAAGGAGATGGACGACCAATCATTGACATTACTGTAGGAGATATCAGAAAAGGTATTGCTACAGATGAAAATGGTTATAGAAACGAAGTTGTTCTATTTCTTAGAAAAAACAAAAAGGATAGATAATGGTAGATTGGTACTCTATATTAACTAAATATGGGGTGGACATTCCAAATGAAGAACAGATTGTAATACATTGCCCTTTTCATGAAGATAGAAAAGAGTCTTGTGCAATCAATCTTGATAAGGGAGCTTGGATTTGTTTTGCAGGTTGTGGTCAAGGAGGTCTAAAAAGCTTTCTCCATAAGATTTCAGGCAAGTCTTGGGAAGAAATTAATCTTGAGGTTGGTAGTCAAATAGATACTAATTCTCTTGAAATTAATCCACTTTTCTTTGGGGACGAGGAAAAAGAAGTTTCCAAAGAACTCCCTTATCAAAAACCGGAAGTAATCTTAGATGTCCCGGACGGACACTGGATATATAAAAGAGGATTCACCAAAGATACTATTTCAAAGTGGGATTGTAAAACTAACAATTTTCTAGATTTTATGATACCGGCTAAGAACCAATCTCAAGAGATTATAGGTTGGATAACAAGACGAACGCAGGCAGTACCAAAGTACTTATTTTCAAAGGGTTTTTCTAAATCAAAGACTTTATTTGGTATAAACAAACTAAAAGATGTAGAGACCTTATATATAGTCGAGGGGGCCTTAGATTGTATGTGGCTCAGTCAGCANGGGTACTCAGCTGTAGCATTACTTGGAGCCTCTTTATCTAAAAAACAGATTGAACTTTTAAGTGCNTTACGAGCAACAGAATTAGTACTAGCATTAGATAATGATGAGGCGGGAAAAAAGGGAATGGAAAAAGCTACACTTGACATGGGCAATAGATTTTTGATATCATATTTAAACATTCCAAAAAAATACAAAGACTTGCAAGAAATTACTGATTTGGATATATTACATTCAGTACTAACAAGCAAAGTACTAATATAAGGAGATAATGACATGAGTGGAATAACAAGAATACAACAAGGGCGTGAGGATTCTAAAAGACCTGACGTTGCCTTTACACCGGGTAAAGAGATTTGGTTCAGAGATGGAGACCAAGTATTTTTATCATCACTAGCTACTGGTGCTGAGAATGATAACTTTTTAGAAGAAATTTATCTATACACCTTTAGAGCAGGCAATAAGTTTGTAAATTTATTGAAAGACGAGAGAGTAGATACTTCTATCGTTCCTGATGATGTTAGAGCATCACACAAATTTGCAATTTGGGTATATGTTCACAACATAATGCACCAAGAGAAGAGAAACGATGACTGGGTTGAAGTCGATGGTCCGGCAGGTAAAAAAATGTTTAGAGAAGATGTAAATGATTTTCGTATCATTGCTTTGACTTTTGGTAGAAGTGACTATATATGGAACCAATTAGTTGAGGTTTATAGTGATTGGGGAGCATTAAATAAAGGTGTTATAAGAATAAAAAGAACTGGTCAAGGAATGTACGAGACTTCTTATTCTATTACAGCTACCCCTAAAAACGATGAGATACCTGCAGAAAGACAAAGTGATATTGCAGAACTACCCCCATTACTAGATTATTTCTATGAGAGATACGGTAATTCCGCAGACGCAGCTATGGATATAGCAAAGAACGCAGCAACTTCTGATGATTCAGAACAACCTTTATTCTAAAGAAGCTGCAGTAACCGAAGAAACATTTGAACAGAATGTCAATCAGCTGAGGTCGGTATTAGAGGTAGCACCGACCTTGGTTGTGGATGTTGAAACAAACGGATTAAAGTCTTTTGGCACCAACCAAATATGTGGGATTGGTGTCGGAGAACCTAAAAAAGAAGGCCTTACTCAGTATTACCCCTTTAGACACCACGATGGTAATAATTTATCTAGTGAGTCCTTACAGCAACTAATATCTCTTTTAAACCAATCGGTAAAATCTTACATAGGTTATAACTTAAAGTTTGATTTGCACTTTTTGGAAAAAGAGGGGCTATCGGTTTTAGACAAAAAGCTTATAGATGTTATAGTTATGGTTCGATTGATAGAACATTCTGATACCAAAGAATTGGGTCTTTCGGCTACAGGTAAGCGTAATTATGGGCAAGAGGCTATACAGTATGATGATGATACTAAAAAGGTCCTAAAATCTAATAAAGGGTGGTTTAGAGATTTTTCAAAGGCACCCGCAGATATATTAGGTGAGTATTGTCAAGAAGACGTAAGACTTACGAGTAGAATTTATAACGATTACTTAAAAAAGATAGAAGATAGTAGACAAAACGATATCTTTACTATGGAATGTGAATTAACTAAAGTTCTTTATGNCATGGAAAGAAGAGGTATTTCGGTAGACAAACACTATGCTTTAGGAGTTGAAAAGCTAATTACTAGTAGATTGACTGAGGTTGAGGACGAGATACTGAAAATATCTGTGCGTAAAAGGTGGAATCATGATATCCCAATGTCGTCTAAAAAACATGATGAAGACGAGTTCAATATATCAAGTCCTAAGCAGATAGGTGAGGTCTTTAATTCTATGGGGATTGAGTCGCCTGTAAAAACATCTAAGGGTCAAGATTCTTGGAATGAGGCTGCTCTAATAAATATCAATCATAGAATGGCGGGGTTAATAAGACAGTATCGAACCCTAGAGAAGCTAAAATCTACATATATATTACCATATACAGAAATAGATACTATGCACACTTCATTTTGTAATTGGGGTACAGCAACTGGGAGACTATCTAGTAGAGAGCCTAACTTACAAAACATTCCTCGTAACCACTTTAAATTGGTAGAGAAACAACTAACAGAAGAAGATAAGATTGATATGAGAGGTAAAATCTCGGCTATGGTTGCCCAAAAGGGTATTACCATAGATAATGAGTTATCTGATGATGTATTAGCAACATGGTCTTTTATTGGTGATGAATCATATGATGAATTAGATAAACACCAGATAGCTATACGTAGATTGTTTATCCCACGTCAAGGATACTCTTTAGTTGGGTTTGACTATAGTCAGATGGAAGTTCGGGTATTTATGTCATATTTTAGAAACCCTGAGATTGATGCCATTCTAAATAAAACAGATGTAGACTTCCACAGTGAAGCGGCAAAACTTGCTTTCAAAATAGATGAGTCACATAATAGATTCAAGGAATATCGTCAGTATGCTAAGGCTATTACATTTGGTACTATTTATGGTATTGGTAATAAGAAATTAGCCCAACAGTTGAATACTTCTCCAAGAGAAGCCGGGAAGTTTAAAAGGCAATACTTTGAGGGTATGNGGGGTTCAAAAGATTTCTTCGATGCAGTTGTTGCAAAGGTTGAGAGAGTGGGTAAAATCCGTAATAAGTATGGTAGGGTTTACCAAATTAACCCACAATTTGCTTACAAAGGAGTAAACTATCTCGTCCAAGGAACCAGTGCTGACCTTTTGAGTGAACGTATGCTTGAGGTTGCTAAATTTTTAGATGATAAAAAAAGCAATATTTTATTACAGGTTCATGATGAAATTATATGTGAGATACATGATTCCGAATTAGAGACTGTACCCTTTACAATTAGGGAGTTACTTGAGACAAATACTTTGGACATACCACTAAAAGTTGATATGGAGTTGTGTACACCATCTTGGGCGAATAAGAAGGAACTAAAAGTTTTAACTATGGATGACCTTGTAGATTGGGATGANGCTCCAACGACAGACTCCAACGGGGTAGTTTGGTCTTGAAAATAAACATAAAAACTGATANNATATAAACACTATGGGTAAGTACAACGAAGACAAAATAATAAAAGAAATAAGTGAGTATGTGAATAACACATATGACCAACACTACAGTGAGGGTGAAGTCCAAACATTAGACTTTATAGAAGCCTGTGGTGATGCTAAAGCATTCTGTAGAAGTAATATTCTAAAGTACGCTTCTCGATATGATAAAAAAGGAACACCACGAAAAGATATACTAAAAATAATACACTATGCAATGTTACTATTGCATTTTAGTGATAAAGAAGAATAAGAAATGGGCTGTGATACAAAAATAATATATGAATGTGAGTCCGATGTAGAGACTGCTCTTGCCCTTTACAGAGAGCAGATTTTGTTTTCAAACATGGATTCTTATTATTGCGAGAAACACGAAGGTTATCATTTAGGACACAACCACAGACTTAGTAAAAAGAAAATATTAAAAATATATAAAGCTAGACCAAAGGGAGGTTTCAAATGCCAAAAGTTAGTGCACATTTAGGATTTACATTTAGAGTAGGTCCATTAGAACAAAACCAATATGGGAGAGTAGACTTATCTGTTGACCAGATAGATACTGACTTACCAATAGAACCGCAGTTAGAAGAATCTAAAAAAGTAGCCGATGTTGTGTGGGACTTTATAAAAGGAAAAGTAGATACACAAATCGAGGATATGTTAGATGACTCCAAATAAATCNAATGTTTCTAGTATGAGTATATTAGAAGCTGTATTAGCAGAAAAAGAACGACAAACAAAAGTATATGGAACACAAGACCACGATGATTCTTGGTGGAATCTTATAACAACTGATAAAAATGGAGATGTTGTGAAAGAGATTTTCAATCGAAATGACACTAAATTGTTTATTGAGTTGATTGAATTAGCCGCTACTTATTTTTCATGGGCAGAATCTATACATAGGAGACAACAAGATGGATAAAGACGCAGATAGTGCAATTAAAAAACTATTAAAAAACAAAGATTTAAAGTTTTCTTTAGGAGAAGATGTGCCAGAGGTAGAAAAAATACCATTTCATTTACCTCAGTTAGACCAGTTATTAGGCGGGGGACTCCCTAAGAGTCGGTTTACACTAATTTATGGTCCTCCTAATGTAGGTAAATCATATTTATCTTCTTTAGCTGTATCAAGTGCCCAGAAAGAAGGCGGAGAGGCTATGTGGATAGACGCAGAAAGGTCTTATGATAAAGACTGGATGACTAAATGTGGTATAGACCAATCTAAAATTTTAGTTGCACAACCTAGTAATGGTGAGGAAGCAATGGCACAGCTTAAGGAAGGGTTACAGGCAGGTGTTGCTGTAGTTGTATTGGACAGTATTGCAGCCTTAGTACCTAAAGATATAACAAAAGAAGTTGAAAAGGGTAACTTTTCTTACAGTCCAATGGCTTGGCAAGGAAGATTTGTAAATAGTGCTTTTCCAAAACTGTTTCCATATTTAGAGCATGGTTCAGCGTTGATTGCTATAAACCAACAGAGACAAAGCATTGGGGGTATACGCCCAACAAACACTTGGCCGGGGGGTCAAGGGCAGACTTTTTATGCTCATGCAATGTTGGAAGTTAGACGGGATGGTTGGATAAATGAAAAAATAGATGGTGATGACAGACGAGTTGGGTTCGACATGCAGATACGAATGCACAAGTCTAAGATAGGTGGTGAGCACTGGAATGCAGCTGTGGTACCCTTCAAAGCAGGTGGTGGCATAGATATTATAGAGACTTTCATGCGAGAGGGCATTGCTCAAGGAGCAATCGAGCAGGCAGGAGCATGGTATACCTATCAAGGTACGAAAGTACAAGGTTTGAATGGGTTGAAAGGTTTATTTTTAGAAACACCAACTTTGTTTGAAGAGTTACAAAATGAACTTACCTCCTAAAGAATATACTAAACAAGAGAATATTATTGCTGATTGTTTAGATGAGTTTGGTATGAGATATTCACAACAAACAAGTTTTCCTCCATATACAGTAGATTTTTATGTTTCAGAAATACAAAGAGTAGTTGAAGCTGATGGAGTATATGGACACAATATAAAAAGAGACCGCAAAAGAGATAAAGATTTGAAAGAGTATCCTGAGATAGAAGATATTATTCACATAACAGCAATCACTAAAAAAGATATAAAGGAACAATTATGGCAGGCATTGAACAAATTAAGCCAATAAAAATAAAAGAAAAGTCAGCAACAGAGGATATGTGGTTATCTGAGATAATTGATGATTACTTAACAGGCACAATGTTTGCTCCTAGAGGTGGTGTTTTCCACCCNTCTGTAATTAGCAATCCATGTGATANATACGTATGGTTATGCTATCATGGTAAAATGGCAGACCAACCATTACCAGCTAAATTAGAACGAATATTTCAAAATGGTAATTTTTTAGAAGAAAGGGTTGGTTCGTGGTTAGAAGGTTTGAATATCTTAATAGACCGAGAAGTTTCAGTAAAACAAGAAATACCACCCATTTCTGGAAGAATTGACTTTTTAATCAACCATTATAAATTCGGTACACATCCGATTGAATTGAAATCTATTAATACAGCAGGCTTTGCTAAATTAAAAAAACCTAAACCAGAACATCAAATACAGATTCAAATGTATTTAAATATGGGAGATTATGGTCAAGGTACAGTTTTATATGAAAACAAAAACGACCAGAAAATAAAAACGTTTTTAGTAGATAAAGACCCAATTCAATGGGATGAAATACTAAGACGTTGTTTTAATATTCAAGAAATGTTGATGCCCCCTGAGAAGTGTTCAGGAGCAACGTGGTGTAATTGTAGAAAAGTGGAGGGATACTAATATGCAGGAGCGTGAGACAGAATGGACACCAATGAAAGCT